TATACAGAGGAGCCAAATATTTCATCACAACGTCAGCTACCAACCTGGGAGAATACAATGCTCAGGAAGTGGCAGTGGTGCACAATGGATCAGACGCTTACAACAGTGTGTACAACATTATTACCACAGGTAACACTTATCCAGAAGGCTTGATCTCTATCAGCACTGATATTTCCAGCAATCTTGTGAGATTGAAAGCAGTCAGCAACGGGGAATCCGTACTTAAAGTGACCATGGTGAGACATAGAACCATAGTTTAATATTAGAAAAAATTAAACTATAAGATCCAATATAGTTTGTAACTTACCTTTTATTGATCGATTATTGAGAGTGTTTCTTAATCCTGCATGAAGATTTTTTGGCCAGCATTCAAATGCACACCAAGCATATGAGCTGTGTTCTTCATTTAATCGTGGCAGAAATTCTTCAGACACACAGATCACATAGGTATTAAAGAAAAACTTCTGGTCATTGCTGGTGAATAATTCCAATGGTATGACTTTTTTAAAGGCAGCGGTCAATCCAATTTCTTCTTCTATTTCTCTTTTTAATCCTTCAAATGCACTCTCTGTGTATTTGTTTCTTCCACCCACCAATCCCCACATGCCACGAGTTTTGGCATCATTGCGTTGTAAAAATAAGAATCTTTTCGTGTTTACTGCGTAGAACAACGCACCAGAACATATGATATTGTCTTGCATGATTTAATTATAGCACAAGTATCCACTTGCCTGCAATATAGATACCTTCATAACTCTTAACCCAGTTTGTGCCGTTGTATTTGTATTGAATACCTGTGTTAAGATTGGTAACATATTCCACTGTGGAATCAAAATCGGCTGCAGACCATACCACGCTCCATGAGTTGGTGGCACTGTTGTATTGTACAATATCGTTGGCTTGAGCATCTAAATTTCCTGGCCAGTATTGTGTGCTGTCGCCAATATCTGCCGTGATAAGATATCTTGTGCCATTGGCCGGAGCAGCACTGGCATCAAATGTCAGTGGATTTATAATCTTAGTAACTGACTGTATGGTGTTCGCTGGTATGGTATCACTGTCAGTGTTGAACAGAAGAATAGTTTCATCCAGTGGAGACACTGATATAGTGCCCACTACTTCGTTGCCATTTTCTTGCTCTAGTTTAATTTGACTCAATCCGTTGGTGATTTTTCCATATTGATTTAATAACACATTCCAGTTGACTGGAGGTCCAAATTGTTCAAAAGGATCCAGCGTGGTTTCTGCTCGAGCACCTGTGTAAAATCCATCACCACCTGAGCTCACATTGGTGCCTGTGCTGCCCAATATTCTCAACTGATTGCCTGTTAATAATAGAGCATAGTTGTTGGGTGTAACAAAGGATTTTGATATTAGAGTACCGTCTATTAACCCTTCGGCTATACCACCATCATCATCATAGATGCTCATAATAATTTTTTGTATTACTCCTAGTTTAGAAACTTTAACCGGTGGACTCAACCATATAGGCATACTGAAGTTGATCGATGCTACATCTATTTCTGTGTCAGCACCTACTGGAATGGTTCTTGAACTGAATGTTATTCCTGTTAGTTCGATATAACTCAAACTGGTCCAATCAATATAGTTGTCACTCTTTTGAATTTCAAAGTCTGGATTAAAAAGATATAGAATTTGTTCCAATATTTGTAATTTCATATCTGTATTGGTGGTATAGATATCGGCACTAACATTTAATCTAAACGGACTGGGCATTACTTTTTCTATAGTATATCCTGCTCCTAGAGTATCTTCATACTCACCAGTGGCCTCATTGTATGTTCTTTCTTTAAGATGTTGTTTTTCTACGTGATATGGATTCTGCATTCTTTCTCGATCATATTCTAACGCTGTGATATATGCAGCAATCTTTGGTGCTGATTGTAGAGCATTTTCGCTGTTGTTTCTAATAATATTGGCCACCTGACGAGTCATGTCACCGTAGGTTACTGGCACTTGTCTCAGTTGTACCACTCCGTCTTTGCCTTTACCCAGTTCAATAGAAAAATTACTCAGTACTCGAATAAACTGAGTCATAAATTTTCTAATCTGTCCGTCGTAAAAATGCAACATTAGTTGTCAGCCTTTGGTTTTAGAGCATTACTCAGTGTCTGTCTTTGCTCCACAGTTAATCCATTAATTGTGGTAGTGCTGCTATTGTTAACAAACCCGGTTTTAAATGTATTTCTAGTATTATTATTAGTTGTGGTTAATCTCACACTGTCTTCTACTTTAATCCATCTTATTCCATCAAAACGAAATAATCTATTAGGTAAGAAATCTAATCTTAAGAAATAATCTCCTTTGTTAACACTTGATGTAGGAAAACTAGTTCCTGCACCTGCCACATAACCATTGGGTGGTATGCCATCGCCGTTGTAATAGAATCCATAATGACTGCTGGCCGGAGTATCAATCACAGCATTGATAGGCTGATCTGATGATACAGTTTCGTTTGAATTGATACCTTCTAATCGTATGTTGCCTCGCTCATCAATGGGAGTAACATAAAATTGTTTGTAGTTAAATCCTGATTTTGGAGCATCTGCTTCTGCTTGATTAACAATGGCTTCGTTAATTTCTTTCTCTTTGTTGTAGGTGCTCATGTAACTTGCCAGAGAACCCGCTGTGGTGGCATCGCCTAATATATCGCGGAATTCTTGACTGTCCACCATTGTTTTTAATTTTAATCTTAATAGATGCGGCCAATATGTGGGAGAGAATCCTTCGGCTGCTCTATTCACGTCTTCAACTACATAAAATCTTTTTAGAGCAATAGGTATGCTGGCATCTAGACTGTAATCATCTTTTAAATTGGGAAATTCTACCACATCTCCTGACATGGGTTTTCTACCTAATCTTTCCACGATATCATTTAAATGCACTGTTAGAAATAGAGTATCGTTTTGTAGGAACATACCGAATTGACTGAGATTAAAATCTGTATCTTGTACATTATAAATGCCTCTGATAACATATACATCTGCATCGTATTTTCTGTCTCTGTTTTCTAAGAAAAGCAAGTCTTGTATGGTTCTTTCCCCCAGTGTGCTTCCTGTAGGCAATGTGGGACTAGCAGGGCCATCCTTGTTTGTGGCACCCTGATCGTATGTGCCTATGTATTTGTGCAAAAAGATGTCCACTCCACCCACTTGGAACATCTCATTTATGTTGCGATCAAAAAACTTATAATCGTTGCCCTTTTCCGGCTTGTATATTGATAAACGTGGCATACTAACCATATTTATAGAAAAGACAGCAGCCATAAATATCCATATGTCAGAGTTACAAACAGCACAGCAAGAAGTATTTGAATACGTTAAAACTAACCTGGGCGATGGTATGATTGAGGTGGAATTAGACCCAAAACACTACCAAGTTGCTCTGGAAAGAGCCATAAACCGTTTTAGACAAAGATCTAACAATTCTGTAGAAGAAAGCTATTCTTTCTTGGATCTTAAAGAAAATCAAAACAAATACATTCTACCTAAAGAAGTTATCAATGTTAGAGAAATAGCAAGATCCACAGTGGGCTCGCGAGGAGATGGTCAGGGAGGAACTCTTTTTGAACCATTTAATCTAGCCTACACCAATACCTATCTTATGCGAGCAGGTGCAGCAGGTGGGTTGGCAACTTATTATGCTTTTGCATCTTATCAAGAATTAGTGGGAAAAATGTTTGGTTCTTTTATACAATTTCATTATGACAATGCCACACAAACTTTGACCATAACACAGCGTCCAAGAATTGACACTGAGAGAGTTTTATTACACACAAACAATTACAGACCTGATATTATTTTATTAAATGACATTTATGTGAAACCCTGGGTTAGAGATTATACTCTTGCAGTTTGTAAAGTTATGTTGGGCGAAGCAAGAAGTAAATTTGGAAATATTGCAGGACCACAAGGTGGAACCACTCTAAATGGTGAAACACTAAAACAAGAAGGCATGGCCATGATGGAAAAATTAGATCAAGAAATTCTTCTTAACATGGAAGGCGGAAACGCAACTAGTTTTATTATCGGTTAATTCTTTTTATTATCTTTTAATTCTTTAACACTTCAGATTAAATATATCTGATTATGGCTAACACAGGCATCAAAAAAATTCACGATCTAACACTGGAAGAACTGGAAGATCTAGTCACCGCATTGGAAAATATGAGTAGAGTTGCTGATAAACCTGCCATGCAAGAACAAATATTAATCACTGTTAAAAAAACTCAGCAAGAGATTGCAAAAAGATTAAAAAACCTGTAATATACTTGCATGCTGATAGGATTAGTAGGATTAATTGGATCCGGTAAAGACACAGTCGCAGAGTTCTTGGTTAAAGAACACCAATTTCAAAGAGACAGTTTTGCAAAATCATTAAAAGATGCTGTGAGTGCAATATTTGGCTGGGATAGAGAATTATTAGAAGGAGCCACACAAGAGAGCAGAATGTGGAGAGAAAGAATAGATCCGTATTGGAGCAACAAACTCGATAGAGCAGTGACTCCGAGATATGTACTACAATATTGGGGCACAGAAATCATGCGAGGGCATTTTCATGACAGTATTTGGATAGATTCATTTACTGCTCGTTACAAGGGTGGAAAAATAGTACTCAGCGACACAAGATTTATTAATGAAATAGAAACCATTAGAGCATTAAAAGGTCAAGTTGTGCTCGTTAGAAGAGGACCTATACCCACACAAAAAGAAATGCAAGAGAGATCAGTGCATCAAAGCGAGTGGGATTGGATAGGACAGCAGTTTGATTATGAGATAGATAATTCAGGCAATTTAGAGGATTTAAAAATAAAAGTGGATGATATGATTAGGCATCTACTTCCAAATCACCAATAGACCATCCCAACTCTTGCGTGCTTTTTAAACGCTGACAATTAGAACAAATAGTTTTTAAATTATAAATTGATATATTGTTCCTATTGCCATCCACATGAAACACATCCATTTGCTGGTCATTAACAGCTTTAAATCCACACAGCTCACAGCGTATTTTTTTACGATAGCCAGATTGAAACCAACGAGCAGGACCGTTAGTTTTTAAATTCTTACGTTTACGTATACAGGTGTCGCATTGACTACGCCAATAGATTTTAGTGCCCTTTCGATAGCCATATGCTCGTGGCTTGGATTTACAAGTATTACACAGGGGTCGTTTCATATATGTATTTACGTGCCCTATATAGGCACCAAAATTGTTGAGATAACGCCGTAAAAACCGTGCAGAACAATAAATACATCAGTTATACTTGCAAGGAGAACTAACAATGGCATTAACATCACCAGGCGTAGAAGTCACAGTAATAAACGAGAGTTTCTATGTACCATCAGACGCGGGAACAACACCACTAATAATTGTTACTGCAGTACAAGACAAATTAAATGGCGCAGGATCGGCCGTAGCAGCAGGCACTAAAACTGCCAACGCAAATTCAGTATATTTGATCTCTTCACAAAGAGAACTAACAGAGACTTTTGGAGATCCAAAATTCTATACAGATTCAGCAAACAATTCATTGAATGGCTATGAGCTAAACGAATATGGCTTGCAAGCAGCTTATTCATTCTTGGGTATTGCTAACAGAGCTTTCGTATTAAGAGCTAACATTAATCTTTCACAATTAATTGGCAGTGCAACTGCTCCAGCAGCTGATCCTACCAATGGCAGTTATTGGTTTGATTTATCAGCAACTGTGCCAGGATTGTTTGAATGGTCAGCAACTGATCAGGCATTTACAACTATTGACCCTATCTATATTACATCAACTAGTGATCTAGTTGGTGGAACCACAACAGGTATACCAAAGACAGCTGTTGGCTCACAAGGTGATTATGCAATCAATACCACAAACAATACAAATAAAATTTATTACAAGAATAGTTCTAATGCTTGGGTACAAGTAGGAACTTCTTCTTGGTCGGGTGGAACTAAACTTTTCCAAACGTCTGCACACTCTAGCAGACCAGAATGGAAGACAGCAGAAAGTAATGCTCCAACTGGATCTGTGTGGTTCAAAACAACCACTCCAAATTCAGGAGCAGATGTTGCTATTAAAAAATACAATTCCAGCACAAGTGCTTGGTCTGTAGTAAATGCTCCTCTATATGCTAACAATCATTCAGCAATCTATGGTATAGATTCTGTGAATGGTGGAACTGGTATATCAGCAGGAACACTTTACACACAATACAACGCAACAGAGCAATCAACATTAACTCAAACATTTGGTGATACCACTCCTGCATTGGCTGACTTTACAGTGTTCAAATATGAGGGCGGTGCTACATCGATTACCTCAAAAACTTTAACTCCAACTTTCACTAATACACATGCAATCAAAATTCAAGAATCATTAAAAGGTCAATCAGCTCTAGCCGCAGCAAAAACTGTGACCCTAGGTGGAACTGGTGCTGATGATTTTGTTGCAGCAATTAGTGCAGCAGGATTTACAAATATTTCTGCAACTAAACTTTCAACTGGTGCTATTAAAATTACTCATGCACTGGGCGGTGAATTTAGAATGTGGAACGTTGATGCAGGCACAGCTCTAGCTGATGCAGGTTTTGGAACATCCAACGCACATGATTACGGTTCTTACACAGCAAACTCTGCAACCAAGGTGGACAATTTATATGTTGCTCCAGCAGGTTACACAGAAGATTCTACACAACCAGCAGTGGTTGTTGCTACAAACTGGAAACGTTTGAGCTACACAGCTTCAACATCAGAGCCAAGCAACGAACCAACCAATGGAACTTTATGGTACAACACCAATTTAGAAGCTGATATCATGGTTCATAACGGAACTGCATGGAAGGGTTATGTACAAGTTTATGCTACAACTGATCCAAACGGACCTCAGTTCTCATCAACCAAACCTACCACACAATCAGATGGTACTGCTTTGGTTGCAAATGATTTATGGATTGATACTTCAGATTTAGAAAACTATCCAAAAAT